GTTGCGTCAATGACGCCAATTAAATTCACTGTAACAGTGCTAACCCCAGGCCGCACCTGCGTTAATTGTGGTGCGCTTTCGTACCTGTACTTTGCTGGTGTGCCTGATTCAGATGACACAGTGCCCGCAGGAGTGTTGATCTGACCGCCCATCCCACTGTGATTAACGCAGTAGTAATACAAGGTTGGGGCGTCTTTAGCGACTTTGATTCGTGTGTACGCTCCAGAATTGCCAGGAGTTCCAAAGGTTGTCACGCCTGTTGTGTACTCCGCTCCACCACCCCAAGTGCCATTGCTTGTCGTACTAAGACGCAACGGGTGACCAGAGTTTGACGAGTCTGATTGGTCAAACAAATAAACAGTGCCTTCAGTCAGCGTCAACGTCTGGCTATCTGTAGAAGACCCGTCAATCCGATACTTGTTAGCCCCACCAGAAGCCACAACTGTCACAACATGTGTCACGGTCGGGACTGTTGTTGGCTCTGAACGCAAGGCGTCAGTGTTTGCGCTCCAGCCTGCTAATGGCCCGTCAGGTAACGCAAAAGTGCTGAAGGTACCTTTTGTCTCGTCAAAGTGGTCAAGAAACAGCTCTGCTGACGCATCGCCAATATTGGCGTAAGACAGTTGCAACTTTACGTTGGTACGTTCGCTGCCATACAGAATCCGTGTCTCAGCGCCGTTTTGCGACTTAAACGTTTTGATCGGGTAGTCCCCAGGATCGAAAGCGCGGCTAGTTGGAATAAGCGAGGGAAAAGCCATTACTCGATTGAAACCTCGTCAGCATTCAGCATGGCAGCGACCAATAAGCTCTTACGGTCATCATCGCAGGGATGCTCTGAAGCAACAATATCTACCGTGCCTTCCTGCGAGAACGTCAGTTGCTCAATGACGTATACGTTTTGAGAAACAGTGGTATTTCTAACGCTAAAGACAGCACCATGGAACTCGGTTGCTCTTACCGTGCCTCCACTTATTTCCATTTTTTTATCGGTCTGGACATCATCGCTGCCACCCTTGTAGTAATCAACGTTATACATCCCGTCAGCAAGGTCAACCACGCTTGTCACTACACCCGTTGAGCTAACCGTTCCAGTATTTGCGCTGCTATACGGGCTTGATTCAGTAATGACCCGAATGTACGAACCAGCCTGAATATCTAGGCCGTCAACTGTTGTTGAAAAACTAATCGTATGCGTAACCAAACGCCGCAATGCCAAGAAATACTTGCCAACTTTTACGGCATGGTCTTTTGACGTACAGAACTGCGTCAGGTCAAAACTTTCATGAGGTAAAAGCTCTAAACTTTTATCCAGATACTCTTTATTCTTTTTGTTTCGGACTACGACTGTTCGCTCTTGCGGTAACTTGTTTTTTCTTTCTTCTCGGTAACGAACAACGGCCTTAAACGGCCTACGCTCTTCAGCACTGAGATATTCAATCTGTAGCGTGTCTTCAAGAATGTTGCCTGCAGTAAATATCTGTTTGATTGTTACTGGCCCGGTGTCGAAGCTACCGCTGTCATGTGTTGGCAGAGCAGGTTTTAACGAAAACTTTCCGTCAGTAATGACAAAATTACATAGGAAAAACGGTGCAACGCTTGCGATAAACTGACGCAAATTAGTTCGTTCAACGATTGGTCCGTTAAAGAACAGTTTTTGTGTTTCTAAGAAACGAGAAGTGCTAATCAAGCCAGGTTTATCAATCAAAATTGGGTCGTCAGCTGTCATGCCAAGCAACGCCCCAGCGCCGCCCCTTTGATTCGTCATCATGTAATAGACCAAATCAGTAAATAGATTGCTTGGGCCGTTCTCATTGGAGTCGCCATAAGCAGCTGTTTTGTCTGGGTGCAATCGCTCCACTTGTAGCCCTTTGCCTAGCCACACCCGCAGTTGGTCAAGGCGAGTAAAGTTGCGAGTTGCCTTGAGTGAAATACCTGCAAGCACAAGATGATTCATTGGCGGCACTATCTCGTTTTCCTGCACTTCATTTACATACACAACCTCATGTTCAGGTTGGCTAGAATTTGATTTATCAACAAAATCTCGGTAAAAACTTATGTCGCTGTATTGAGTTTGTCCCGCAAAAACTTGATCTGACTTGAACTCAGCGGGAGTAATATTTTCAATTACATTGCCAACTTTATATATAAATCCTACCTTGGAATACGCATCTGTTCGGTAAGGGTTGCTGGAGCTAACTGTTTCAAGGTGCTCGACTGTGTCGCCTACTTCCCAGTCTTGTGTTGTTTCTGTATTTTGCTTAACACGAACCTCTGGGGCAGTCCAAACTATTCCTTTACCCCGAACGTCTGAAGAATCAGAACGTACCGTGGAGGTCAGCCTGACATTCATTTTTTTACTGCCGCTTGTAAAAGTCTTTTCTACATTTTTAGTGCTTCCAATGGAAAGACCTGATGCGGTTGCATCGCCAAAGACCTCGTACAAATAACCCTGTCTTCGGCCAGAAATAGCTCTAACATTTTGAGTTTGAGTAACTTTATAAATAAAACCTGACCATCTCATTGACTGATAACCGCTTGCCGCATCAGGATTATTCTTGAAAGGGTTGCTGTTGGGGTAAGCGTCATGGCTGCCTGACAGATCTTCTGTTGACTGATTTCCACGCCTTATTTTTATATTTTCTCCTTGCACAAAATTGCCAGAGCTTCCGATAACATTTACAGAAACTGGCCTCCAGTTATATTTAGCGCCGTTGTATTTTACAGCGTAATGATTACTTGGCATCCTGTTTCGCTCAAAAGTCCATTGGAGGGTGATCCACCTAAGTGGGCTTGCTTCTACAAATTCTTTGCTAACAACAGTGATGCGTGAAGGAAAATTAAAATCATCAGCATTGCCAACTAAGGCATGAGCAAAAGCTCCGCTTCGGCCTCCGTACCTTTGATCGTCTCCTTGGCTGCTGATGTAGTCAAACCGTTCAATTGCTCTTGCGTCCGTACCAGCGGTAGGCGCTGGGGCTAGATCTTCTCGCTGAACGCTGTCTGGATAGCTAGTTACGCCTGAGCCTGCAGTAACTTCCGGGGCTCGCATAAACTCTTTGTTTTCCTTGATGCTTCCTTTTGGAATTTTTTTGCCGCTATAGCCCACAGTTAATAAACCAATCCCATCTACTGGGACAGTGGGAAACTCCATGTCCGCTGATTCGCTCGATACTGAATGAGACAAATCAATAAATAATTCTTGGCTTGAAATACTACGCAGTTCCGCTCCAGGGAATTGTGCAAACTTAAATTCAAGTTCTTTCGCTTCTTGGCCTGGGGGTAGTGCAAAACGAATAAAGTTATATTGGGCAACCGGTCGGCTTCCTCGGATTATAAAAAATAATGGGATAACAGCAAAAGAAGAATTGCTATCTCCAGCATCACGTACGAATACACGAAAAACAGTTGACCGCATAATGTTTGCGGTAATTGTTCCGTTTGACACCTGAACGTTTTCGTCGTCCATGTTGTTCAACTCATCAGGAGTTGGCAGACTATTAAAAGCACAAAGACCGTTTAGCTTTTGGAATACCGTGCTTTTTAAACCGATCTCTGTGACCACTGCAGGTCTGTTATTTCTAACGGTTGCAGTTGCAACTCTTGTAATCGGGAAAAAACCTTCGCCAACCGAAGCCTCTGGCCCATCTGGAAAGCTATCACCAATAAACCCTTGTGTTGGCTCTACAACCTTGTCCTTGTTTACAATTCCAATTCGCTTGAGATGCGACTCTTCGGTGCTAACACACTTAAGGTCAATCCTTTGGTGTTCGGTTGAGTCGGGCTCGAAACGGTCTAATTTTCTGCGGATAACTTTCCAGATTGTTCCGGCAATTGCAAACTGTTCGCCAACCTGCATTGCATCATCAGCCGCAAGCTGCAAAGCTTCAACAGTGCTATTTAGATCAGATACGCTTTCCCTGGATTCTTTAGCTGCGTAAAGATCTTCGTCAATTTTTGTGGCACTAATTATAAAAACAATTTCATCTTTTTCCCTTACATTTACAACTTTTTGAAGTTCATCTGCACCTGTTACTTCTGAGCTTGTTATTGTTTCGCCTCCACTGTATCGATTAAGTCGGATGATGCCCATTCGTGGGCTGTAATTCCTGCCAGCCCCTGCCTGACCTTTTTTCCGAACCTTTTGCAGAAGTTCTTTGCCATCTAAGTTGTCAGGATTGCCAAAACTAAGTCCAGCAAATTTAATGCGTGTTCTCGTTATTCCACGTTTCGTTACCCCGGAATGACCGTCATCAGTGATGGAAACAATACGATAGTTTGGGCGATACGAAGTGCCGTTTGCAATTGGCTCAAAGACACCAAACTGAGTGCTATTTGCTGGCGTATAAGCATGGCAAAATTGACCTACTGCACCAATCTCATTGTTGGTTGGAGCGTAGAAGACTTCGCCATTAATAGCTTCATCTGGGTCGCCCGAAGACGCTTCATCTCTTGTGCCATACAAAATATTAGTGTCACGAACTCTTCGGCTGCCTGGATCGCCGGAATGCTTCTTCCAATAAAATGCAAAAGCATTTTCAAAAATAGGGTCAAGGGCGTTATTGCCAAGAAAAATACCCTCAAGCTCAGGTGGCTCAATACCGTTTAACCCATCAACGCCTTGTTCACCAACGACATACAACAGCTTGGCTCGCTGCAACGTTCCATGGCTAAACATCCGAGACCAGATCAGCTTTGGTGTTGCAAGCATTCCACCGCCATAGCCTTCACGGTATAAACCAAACAGCAAAGGAATTGGTGAAGCGTATTCACCAAGCTCTGCCAAAGTCTCAAAACCACGAGATGGTGTAAACCGACTTGCTCCGGTCGCCCCACCAAGCTCTTTACGACTAAAAGCTGCTGGCTCTTTTGGTTTAGGTGTTAATAAGTAGGCAACACCAGTCAACGTAAGACTGATCGCCAGGTTGATAAAGATTATTGCTGTTTTAGTTAACGGTTCACAAACAATATCTGGGATATGGGCATATTCTGCTGGCCTTAAACGGCCACGTCGCCTAACTTCAGCCGCAAATAGTTGATACTCTTCTTCTGTAATCCCAATCGTTTCTATTAACTGTTTCTCGTACGGAAGCAGTGGTACGTCATAAATTGATGGACCAAAGACCAGTTGACCCTTCCCAGCCTTGGTTGGATATGCAGAACTCCCTCCTGCCAAATCACTGCGAATGTCCAAGATTTATCTGGCAGCAACAGAATGTCCCCATCATACGCAGGCTTTTCCACCCGCAAACCCCATTGCA